AATAATACCCGACGTGCCTAACTGCTCAAGATTGAGGGTTGGGCCTTCCACGGATTAGAAGCGCAGGATGCCGTTCACGTTCCAATTCAGGTTCAGCGCACCACCGACAACACTGCGATTAGCGCCCAACTCACCCAGTGCAATGACGCGGGAGGTAGTGTCAACACCAGTGTCCTTGTAGATGATGATATAAAAGCCGTTTGTGAAGCCCGTTCCATCCAGTGCGACCGTGATGGGGTCACCGTCGAAGACCGCCAGGCCGCCAACAATAGCCATGCTTGGGGTCGTGATCGCCGGGCCTTTGGCTGAGTAGCTCGATCCAGTTGCCACTTCGTTCGCGTCAATTTCACTGATGAAGTTGTGGGTCACGTAGTCCGGGGTGTATGCGGATGTAACAATCATCACTCGAATGGTGTCGTTGTCGAAGTCAACGACATCGACGCCGTTATTTTGCTTGAGCTTGAACTGCTGGTAGATGGTGATATCGCCTTGTGCCATTTGTGGGCTCCATTTAAAGTAATTTAGAGCGAGCTAAGTGCTCGCCGGGTCGTAAATGATTCACTCATCGTAAAATGGGCAAATAAGATTGGATTATAAGTCATTGGTGACTTATTTTCCAGAGGAAAGATGTTGACCGGTCATATAGACCTCGCTCTCATCTCTGTAGTACCACTTGCCACCTGATACTGCGAAGTCCGTGACTGAGACATAATCAAAATTGGAGGCTTTTGTATGAGTATCGACATTACCCAGTGCGAAGCCATTGTGCCATCTCTCACCGTCACAGTAGCTCGCTCGGCGCATGTGTCCAGCCCCCAGTTGATGCCATTCATACCCACCGTAGATCGGTGAGAACATCGGCCAAACCTGATGCTTATGATGATGACCGTTAACGCCCGGAAGGCCCATATTTCGACCATGAGGGAAATGATGCGCCAGCATGGTGTCGTAATAGACCTTGTAGTTTCGTTGAATTTCTCTATTTTGCTCGGCCTTGGTGAACGCCGCCATATCTGCCATAGCGATATAGTTCATCTCAAACTCATCCAGTCCCAGCAACTTCGGGACGGTGAAGCCGTGCAGATCACTCAAGACGGCCTTCAGAGCCGGTGTAGCGTCCGCCATGTGTCGCATCAATCGATTCTCGTGGTTGCCCTCGATCAGATCAAACTGCGCGTTAGGGCATGCCTCACGCATGGGGCGCAGGATATTGTCATGAACGAATTTGATACGGCCGACCGCGTCCCACTCTCGAGGATCAACACCGTACTTCCCGAACTCAGCCAGGTCGAAGATGTCGCCCACGAATGAGATCACATCGGGTTGGACTCGCTTGGCGGTATCTATCAGCACTCGCAGGTAGAATCGATCGATTTCAATGTCGTGCAGATCAGAGCAGAACAGAACGGTTTTAAAACGTGTGCTGTTGTCGCGCACGTAGCTCTCTGCCCAGTCCTTGCGATCTACGTTGAGCTTTCGATAGTGATCGACACTGGCGTGCTTAGCGATGTTTCTTTCGAGCTTGTGCTGGTCTCGGGTCAGTGTGATGCCGGCCTGGCGTTTAAATTCGAGAAATGTTCCAAAGTAGCGGTTCCAGGTGGACTCTGATATGTCCGAGTGGATCCGAAAGTAGTTCCGGGAGATGACCTTGTCGGTGTCAATGTTCGCGATACGTTGCAATTCATTGCAGCAGTCTTCCGCGGTCCAGTCTTCGTGGAACTTTCGCTCGTCTTCAGACATGGGTATGTTGGCCCTGGAGACCAGAATGGGGACTTCTTCCCCTTTGATGTACTTGCGCCGAAGGATGCCGGCTTTATTCTTGACAGTTTGCTTGGAGATTCCCAGCTCGTCAGCGACATCGGCGAGAGAGGGGTAGTCGGTAGTGTTGTTGTAAACTTTTGCAAAGGCAGAATACGTTACTTCCATGAGTCACCAGTTTGTTTTTGATTTTTGTGAATCCAGTCGATCAGAGCGTCGTGTTTGGCTTTGAGTTGGTTGTATCGTGCGGCGCAGTCGATATGGGCTTCAATTTCGGCACGTTGGGTAATAGTGGAAGGGGCTCGGCTTTCTTCATCAGAAAATCCGGGGGTATCGGGCAATCCCTGTAGATCACCTGTTGCTCCAGGTCTACGCGATTGGTTGAGCAGGCGGACAGCGCCAACAGAATAATTAGGACTGCACTCGCTTTCGACGGGAACATAGACTTCTACCTGTTCAATAATGTATTTAGTGGTTTCGCGGATTTGGACTTCTTGCTCCGTGACCTGGCTTAGAATCTCTTGATCCAGTGCCCTTAGAGCCTCGCTCTGTGTAATTGCCAGCTTGACCGCCTCGTGTTGTCTGTCGAGAGCGTCCTGAAGCGCGTGTGCGCGATCCGCAGCTTCAAACTGTGACTTGACATACCAAGAGCCCCCGGCGCCCGCTAAGAACGCTACAAGCACTATCACAGCACCTCCCTTTCCTGGGATGAACTTCATCAGCTTACCGAGGGGTAAGAATCCAAGGATGGCAGTAAACACTATTTGGCTACGTTCAGAATTTCGGGGAGATAGTGGGTCTCACCGATGACTTTGGTCGCGGTTATGTTGACGCAGCGCAAATTTGGTCGCGGAAGATTGACGTGAACCCATCGACCGTATTCATTGATCAACTTGTCGTAACCGGCGTAGTCCACTCTTGTTGAAATGTATTGCGCCAGTTCGAAGGGTGAAAAGTGAGAGCAAGTGATGTCAGCCGCTAACCCATCCATGTGATATGACGTTTGCGAGCCCCTCATCTTAGGGTGCGAGTTCAACTTCAAACTGCGGAACCCAGAGCCAACGTACAGCTTGACGTTTACACCAAAGTGCTTAATCAAGTCACCCTTTAGTTCTTGAAGGAACCAGGCCATTTGAATGAGGTTTCTTACTTGTCGACCATTTGGGATATTCTCAATCGAATGCTGCTCCGCTATGTCGGAGCGAATCATTTCTTGGTAGGTAAAATTGGGAGGGAAATTCAAGGGCAACTCTCATAGTGGGTGAGTAGTTTCCTCGACGGTCTCTTGCGAAGAGTTTGGAAGATAGCGCATCCTTGCGCTGTTGTAAAGTCATTCGTGACTTACTTATTTCCTTTATTTTTCTCTGCCACCTCTGCGACATACTCATCAAGCAGAAATTGAGGCACCTCTGGCACCTCTGGTGCTTCCGTCCAGAAGTGATCGCGAAACTGTTGCTCAGTCCAATTCTCGGCATCCGGATCGGACTCCGGAGGTATTCTGTGGTTTAAGACAATGCCGTTGTCCCATTCCAAAATAACCGACCCTTGTACTTCGTCGACTCCGACTACTTTAAAACTACTTGGTGATTTCATTAATGTGTCTCTTTGGTTTTAAAAATTACCCAGTGGTGCCGTAAGTGGTTCCCTGGGTGATGATGTTGATTTTTGAATTGTTGATGACCCACCTACCTTTTGCGCCACCTGCGCCGCCACTAGAGGAGGCACCATTGCCGCCATTAGAGGCATTGCCGCCAGCGGCACCGTTCGCACCGCGACCACCACCGGCGCCACCGGCGCCAGCGTAACAAGACGTGGGGATACATTGTCCATACTCCGCATGGTTACCAAGTCCACCGCCACCACCGGCAGTTGTGCCGGCGGCTGTGCCAGCAGTACCAGCCTGTGAAAGACCGAGCGGGCCACTGGTTGAACCTTCAGCTCCGCCAGCGCCCGACTGAGCACCACCACCGCCACCACCGCCACCACAATATTGAGCATTGACCACGGCGCAAGATTGACCCGTCCAAACATAAACATTGCCAGAGGCTTGACCACCACCACCACCACCACCGCCACCAGCAGCGATTGTTCCGGTGTTCACCAAACTTAACTTTGCTGAGCTGTTGCTGCTGTGAACGAGAAGAGCGCTACCACCGGCACCACCGGCACCACCGGCAGCATTACTCGCGCTACCATTAGACCCCGCACCACCTGCACCACCCCTTGCTCTAATCGTTCCTGTGTTGAAGATTTGAACCTCATCCCAGGTTGATAAGTTGCCGGTTTGGAATGCGTAGTTTGAGGAGTTCGTGGCGGTGAATGTGCCGGTCAGCGTTACAATGATTGGCTTGGATTTTGATAGCGTCAGAAACCCAGCGTCGGACGACAAGACAAAATTCGACCCACCGTTGATCGTGATTTCCTGAACACCGCCCTGTCCAGAACCTATCATTATCATCTTGGGCGCGAACATTAGGCCATCCCCAACCCGCCAGGAAAGCCCAGCCAGGTGGCGCCACCATTCCGAGTAACGAAGGTCACAATATCTTTGCCGGTTGTCCATTCTGGCGTAGTGTTATCAGGCCAATCAATATTACCATTCCAAACCGGTGTGTATGTGCCCGCTTTGTTTAACTCCAGTATGAAGCTTGTTACTCGACCACTGGCCGCCATACCTGAGAATGTGAATGTGGGGACGCTCGTTAGCGTGGACGTGTAGAAGTACGTTGCGTTGGCCGTGTTTATGGTAATAGCCCCGCCCGCACCGACCGAGTCAGCGTCCTCGCTATAACCCGCGTACAGCGCCAACTCACCATTGAACTGATTGCGCGCTGTCCACGTTTGAGCAGTGGCTAAGCGACCGAAGACCGCAAGGGCTTGGCCGCTGAGTTGCGTTGCGTTGATGCCGAGTGCGTCGATCTCCGATTTCGTCTGATCGTTCTTAGCGTTTTCCTCTATACCAGTCAGCTTGGTCGACATCGTGCTTGTGAAGGCCGCGGTGATCGCATCCAGCGTCGCCTTGTTGGAGTGAGAGTGCCTGGCCGCTGTATTGGCCGCCACGTTTGTGTTGCCAGTGATCGCTGTCTGTAGATCGGATATCGTTGATGACAACTGAGAGCCTGTGTGGTTCGCTCGAGCCAGCAAATAGGATACCGATCGAGTGCCGACTGTGGCGACATCGATGGCGTACTGAGTCGCCAGGGCCACCCACGCGCTTCCGCTCCAGTTTTCCCAGTTCTTGTTCGTGTCGTTCCAGCGCTTGGCGTCAGTTGGCACATTTGTACCAGCGTCCGCCTGAAACCAGGTCGCTATGTCCTCGAGCCTGGACTTAAGAAGTGCCGGCCAGGTGGCGTAGTTGTCTGTCGAGATGGGTTTATCAAAATCTGCCATGTTTATCGTCCTCGTGCATTCCAGGAAAAGTCGCCGGTTACTCTTGCGCCGGCTGAATTAAATAGTAAAACCTTAAAACTTGTGGGTTCCGGGATATCTACGAAATCGTAAATAGCAGTCACCGGTGACGTACCTTTTGGGCTAACAACAATGCTCGATACGTCAATGAAATCTTTAGTGAAAAGAACCGTTGTGCCGCCAGAATCGGTAGAGAGCGCTGTACCCTTCCCTGAATCAGATTTTTCCTTTACATCGATGACCACACTCAGGTCTTTCACGCGAAGTAAGTCCGCGTCGGCGGGTGCGGTAACATCGAGTGTTATTTTAACATATCGGAAACTACTCGCGAACACTTTGTAAGCACCAACGAACGGGGTATATGTTGATCCGTCGGTTGATATCGCGATTGTTGGGGTTAGCGTTGGGGTGCCACCTAATACATCAACACCAACATTCAGCGTGATACTCAGGTTGGTCAGAAGCGTCCCATAATCTATAACTCTCTCGTACTGTGCTGATGTCAAAGAGGGTTGAATGTAGATAGGCAATCCTGCGTCTATCTGATCTTGAGGAGAAGCCCAAGGTCCATTGTTGGTAATAAAGTGCTCTGACCAAGTTTCCGTTAGGTCGACCGGCATCAACATGAAGCCTTCACCATCTACCAATATGTTTGTTTTGGTGGGTGACCCGGTGATAAAGTCATCAATGTATTGGGCGAACAGGATATAGTCGGGTGGCTCCGATACCAGCACGGTGACGCTACTGTGCGTCCCTTCGTTTCCGGCGGAATCCACCGCTGTGATCCAATACGTGTAGTCGTCCGATACGCTTTCAAAAATCGTAGCGAACAGAGAGTCTGATGTCCCTATGATTTCGGCCGTCACATACGAATCACCCTTGCGCAGCTCAGAGTGAATAATGGGTAGAGTTCCCGCGCTCGTTGTCCAGCGCAACAATACGTTGTTGTCGATAACCTGCGGCAAGATTATGTTGGAGCCCGGCCCTTCTATCAGAGCGTCGGTGCTGCTCGATGCCCCGTAAGTGGACACGTCATCCTGAACAGACGACAAATCCAGTGCAGCAATCCAAAACTTTCTTGTACCAACCCAGTCCACCTTGACCGTATAGGTCTTGGCGTCGGTGATTGTCAACTGAGTGGCGGAGGCGTAGTCTGTGCCACCGTATCGTATGTCGTAGCTGAGAATGGGCAGTGTCGCTGATGGCAGTGTCCAGGCAAGCTTCAGGTTCTCACCAATGACCTCAGAAGTAAGAACCGGTGCACCTGGCAAAAGCACTTCGGCATCTATTGACCCGGCGACACCAACATTGCCATGAACGTCGACTGCGGCGATCCAGTATGTTCGCACACCTCTCCAGTCTGCTTTTTCCTGAAACTTATCGGTGCTGACTTGAGCGACCTGGATTCCGGTTTCGAAGTCTACTCCGTAGTGTAGGTCAAAATGATCGATCGCAAAGGTTCCAGGTGACGCTGTCCAGGTTAAGACCGCACTGCCGCGTATGAATTCGTTGAATATAGAAGGAGTGCCGGGTGCATCTACGTTAACCGACACGACGGTGGGCACCAGTGATTCATTCTGTGTGGTGTCGATTGCAATAACTGAGAATGGATTTACACCAGTCACAAGACCAGTCAGGGTGAATTCGGTCGCGTCAGAATATGCGAGGTGCGTATCTACGACACCCTCGGCCTTGACCGTTATTCGATCAAGCAAGATATTCTCGCCCGCCCCGGCCTGGATGCCGACATAGTCTGAGTTGCCCGCACCAGCGGCAACGGCATAAGTGAAGGAGTATTCCACCCATTCGTCGGTCGGGGTGAAGCTCTGCCAGGTTGAGTTACCCACCTCATTTGTAGAGTAAGCCATCTCGAACTCCGTTGCGCCAGAGTCGGTCTTCACAAATGCAGATACGACAACCACCGTATCGTGAAATAAGGTGGCGATTTCCGTTGGTATTTCGACATAAACACCACCCGCAAAGCCTCCTGCGTCGCCGGTATCCTTTGATACTGTGCTAATGCGGCCCGCGGATAACCCTCGATAGACATCGCCTTGCTCCAGTGTCAGATAGCTTTCGCCGGTGTCGTATGCACCGTCTTGCCAGTTGTCATATTCGAACGACTCAAAGCCATTACTCCAAAAGGAGTTAAGGCGCTTGATTTGATAGTGACGAAGGTCGATGTCGGGCACGGGGTCCCAATACAGCGTGACATTTTCGCCCTCTACTTTGTAGTTGAGCGCAGGTATGTTCTCCGGCGGCTTCGCTTTGCCAAGGACGGTGTACTCCAGGGACGGCGCTGATGAGTACGGCGCTCGCAGGCCAATGGAGTTTATCCCGACGATGACGACCTCAAGTTCATCAGCCTCGTTAGCGTAGAATTCGAAACTCTCGTAACCCTCACCAATCTTACTGTGATCGCCGCCGTTGGTCGCCACGTAAACGTCTGCTTTGGTGTATGAGTCACCGTAAGAGGGCGGCGTCCATCCAACCACTACGCGAACCTTGATTGTGCCCGAATGAATGGCGAGAGCTTCGTCCATTGTGATGTCGGTTACTTGCGAAACCCTACCCGCTGTGGAGTAGTTAGGTGTCGGCACGACATCCGGATTGTCATCATACAGGGACTCATTGTATTCAATGGCGCCTATCGTTCTTGTGTACTGACCTTCGCCGGTGATCGATCTCACGCGAAACGGCTTTTTAACCTTCGTTGTCTCGCCGAAAAGCCAATTTTGATACTGAGCGGGTGGAGACGAGAATGCGCTCGATACAACTATGCTGCTGACTGTCTCTGTCTGCGTCACTGCAACGTCCGACTCTTCAATGCAGTCTGTACAATAAAGTTCGAATGAGTCGCTTACGTTGACGAGAGCTGCGTCTGACGATGAAACCTCGACGTAAGTCAAGTTCCCCGACGGGGCGTAGCTCACAACCTCGAGGTCAAGAGTTCCATTGATCATGATTCTGCTGATATCTTCAGAGCGCGAGATGGAGTTGAATTGCAAAATGCTGCCGGATTTCCCCGATATAGCTCCTGCGCCCACTACGATGGATGGGTAAACTACCAGAAACTTGTAGGACTTTGCCACGTCGATATCGACCGTTCTGTCCAGGTTGATATAGTTCGAAGAGCTTCCAACCTCTATCTTTCCTGAGTAACCCCATTCTGGCATGTCGTGTTGAACATAAATAACATCACCTACCGTACAAGCGATTGCTTCTATTGCGGCGTCAAACTTCACAGTTTGATTGATGTATTTGTTGGAGTTCAATATGAAGACCGCCTCATCGAACACCTTTTGCGCGTTTGTCAGGCCATAAGCCTGTGCGCTGAATTCTCTTGAAGGTAAACCTTTCGCGTGAGCCACCTCGTCATAGACGCGAAGGGTGTGAGACTTATACTTATCATCCTCGTCGTAGTAGGTTAGATCAATGACGTTTGCTCGATCTTGAGCTGGTATCCAGGTATTCGCGAACGACCCTTTGAGGATATTCGCCACACTGAACAACATCGTCGGCGAAGTGACATTCTCCACGACGACTGAGAACTTGGATCCGATCGGCACGATCTGAGCATGTCCCGCTCTGAAGATCATCTTTGACGCATCCCAGAGGTTCATGCTGGTTCCATCTATTACCCCGTTGAACTCACGACCCTTCGCGGTACATTCGTCAGCCCACTGTTTCCAGGCTATAAGATCCAATCTTGACTCATCGAGCCCACCACCGTAACGGCCGTTCGTCAAGGCATCCCAGGCGATCCAGGCCGGGTTGTTGTTCTCAATGGGCGCCGACCAGGAGCTGCCGTCGTATGTCTTGATCTTAACGCCATGATTAAGATAGGTAGCTCTCGGTAGCCCGCTGATGGAGTCATCAATGTCTATGCCGATACCGACCAGCGCTGTGTATCGGTAGTTGATGTCGTTCGTCAGGATCTCGACTATATCGGATACGACACAGGAGTCGTTTATTTGAATATCGCTGGTTTGCTCTGCCGTGGTTCTTCGAACTCTTATGTCCCAAATCTGGTTGTCCAGTAGCGGCGATGTAAATGACCGGCGAACGGCTGAAGTTGATTTCGCGCTGATTGTTGGACTCGAGCCTATTGAGCTCCAGGCGTCAGCGGATCCAGAAATTCTGTATTGAATTTCAAAGGTGACAGCGTAACTGAGCCAGTCACCATCGTCCTTTATTTTGACCAGGCCGGCTGGAAATACAATATCGACCCTGAACTTATCCACTGTTCCGTCTGTGGTGTGATTGATCCAGGTTACATTGTCAACAGGCAGGCTTAAGTTCTGAGGGGTGAGAGTGTCATCGAACCAATCAATAAATTCCTGATCACTGGTGCCGTATCTCAGTTGCGACTCTGCGGAGCCATACAAGTTGAGGTTCTGATCGTTGATCTCAATATCGGTTATGTCGGCTACCTCACCCTCACCTGCGTTGAAAAGCAAATACATTCTCTGGACATCAGGTACGTCTGGACTTATTGATGGGAAGTTTTTGACATAAGCGTTGATCAGATTGCCACCCATACGAAACTTTCCGTAGCATATTGGGACGGGCACTTCTTCTGCTGAGATGTTCTTCGGCCCATCTAGGCCATAGGTCGACAGCGTATCGTTGTCCGCCAGATTCGTACCGGTGTCCGCTGTCGGAAGGGGCATCAGTGCGTTCACAACAAGCCCGGAGCCGATAGTCAGCGCCGCTGTCTCCAGCAAGCCCAACTCCAGTCCAGCAATGTAGCCAGAGGCGACAATCATCACCAGCGCTCTCATTATGGACTTATTGTCATCACCGCCGTGCACTGCGGGGAACGCAACGATGCAGTCGCCTGGCATTGGAATGTCAGTGTCGTTATCAAGCACACGACCGTTGATTGAGATTACATAGTCGCCATCTAGGTGAGATATATATTCACTAATGGGTTGCCCGGCGACGGCCGTCAGCTCACAGGTTTCTCTGTGGCGCGGATCGAACGGGTTCTCAACGGTGATTAAATTAATGACTTCAAGCATACTCGTAGACCCCAATCAGTCTTTGCTTCCAAGAGGAGAATCTTTCGCGAACGACACCGGCTGACTTCTCCCATGTGTGAATAAATCTATCTTCACCCTCGTAGTAGCCAACATGAAACGCTCCGGGGATTCTGAACAGTAGAATTCCGCCTGGCTTTAGGTCGATCTCTGTCCACAAAGGTATGTTCGCAGTGAAAGCCTGAAGTCTCTTTTCATTGTCGGTAGACGATATTTGATCTGGTATGGTGATGCCGTCGTCTTGCAGTATTTGCTTAACCAGACCGAGGCAGTCGAACCCATTCATGTCCCGCCCATTCCACTTGAAGGGCGCACCGATATACTTATCGTTTCTACGCATATCTGACATTCGAAGCGTTAATACCGGGGAAGCCTCCGAAGTTAGGCGTGTTGTTGTGATACTGACAGCCGTTGGGGCCATCTAGTGACAGGTCGCAACTAGGCAATGGGCCAGCGTACCCGCACTCAGCGCCGGCGTATCTCCAACTGCAACGATCTTTGAATTGCTTTCTCTTGGGAAACTGGTGGGTCAGAATGTTCTCTGCACCCAGTGACCACTCGACAACATAGTTGGAGGTGGTGGCAGTGATGACATCGAAATACTCGATGTTGTCCGGGGCTTGAGTTAGGTTGCCCGCGTTAACCACGAACACTGTAATGTGAGAGCCCAGCCCGCCACCGTACTCCTGTAGCAACCCTTGTATGGAGTTTTGATAATCAGTGATGCTGATGGAGACATTGGGTGTTTCCCCCGCCTCTGCGCCGAACTTGAACTCAAATGAAGATTTGACGTAGGTGTTCGAGTTATAAACCACGTCCTCATTGTTTCTGGCTAAGTGAATGGTTTGATTAACCAAGCCCGTAGCCGGGTCAATGATTTCAACGTCCAGTAGAATGACGAACGGAGTATTTGAGT